CGCTCCAGTACCCGCTGGGCATGTACGGATTGAAAGACCCCTGCGTGGTGTCGCCGTTGCGGGTGATGCTGAAGTTGTTGGTGCTGCTGTCGAGGAACGTGTTGTTCTGAGCGCCGTTGGTCGCGCTGGTGTTCAGCAGCAGGGTGACATAGCGGAAAAACGCGTCCCTTACGCGCCCCGCCAAACTAGCAACAACGCCGTGCAGTACGCCGCTCATTTAAGTGAGCCCGTTGCCAGAGATGATCCAGCTTGTGCTGGTGACCTTGATGGCCGTAGCCACACCGTAAGCCGCCAGCGTTCTGCTTCCCGTCGTTCCAGTACCAGCCAAGTACATCGTGTCCGTGGTGATGGCAATCGTCACGGTATTGATCATGTTGATGAACGTAACCGCCGTGCCCACAGGGTACGCCACCGAACCGTTTGCGGGAATCGTAAAGGTCCGAGCGTTGTTGTCCGTGATCGGGTGGACGATGCTCTTTCCAGAGTCAGACAAAACAAGCGTGTAAGCCGCGCTTTGAGAGTTCTGCGGCAGGCTGATGACGTTGTTGAGGTTGACGCCCAGCGCAGTTTCAACAGCGTTTACCGCATCTGCAAGGTCATTGTGATGCGGCGCGTGATTGTCAAGACTGACTGTTGAGTTGGTCTTGTTTGCTGCAATGTTGTCAAGTGCGCCGGGAAAACTGCTTGCCATACCCCCTCCTTACGCAATCCGAATGATGGCGTTCGTCGCGTCGTTGACAGGGAACTGGATGGTAAACGTGCCACCAGTAGAGGTCTTGTCTGATCCAAAGTCCAAAACAGCGACCGCCTTGTCGGATTTGCTGGAGTTGTAGATCAACGCCCCTCGGGCCGTGATGGTCGCCGTTGACCAAGACGTATCTGAAAAGTCCACAAACGCCGTGGTGCCTGTTAGCGTCACCGTAGCCCCGGTTAGCGTGTTTCCCCCTGCGGTATAGCCAGTACCCGTAACCTCATTGGAGGTCGTGTACACCGTGGTTGAAGCATCCAAAGACGCCGCTGACGTATACAGCGCAATCTTGAACGTGTCGGTATCCATGTCGTGTTCAGCCAGCAAAATTTGCTGCTTGAACGAAGAGCACATTCCTTGGGTAATGGGCATTTCTTACTCCTTAAACCACTTTTGTCCGCACTTGGCCGCTGCGATAAGCATCCATCCTATTTTTCCCATCGCCAAGGTTCTTCAGCAGAACCAGCGATTGTGCGTATTCCTTGTCCATCATCTGGACAATATCCTGCTCTTGCTTCATGAACCGGGCGGCTTCGACCATCACCGCGTTGAACAGCGCGGAGTCAAAATTGTCACCCAGCCAAGACGTACCCGCAGTCACGATGCTCACCGGGTAGTAGAAGTAGTGCAGTTCTGCCGTCAACCCAGCAGAAGGAGTAGGACCAAGGATGAAGGTCAACTCCGTTAAATTTGACGAGTCAGGGCCGAACAGGGCGTAGTACTTCGGAGTTCCGGTCGTGCTGGGGTTCGGGAACGCCGAGCGGATGAAGTTCACATCCTTGTTCAGCAGGTACTCGTAGTTTCCCAGAGCATCAATGACTGCGATGCTGAAGACAGACAGGAAATCTGTCGGTGCCGAGAGGTACTGATTCCCGCTGGTCAGCGTGCCCGTGACGTTCTTGCGCAGCGCAGGAAGCTGCACCGAGTTGTAGATGCGCTGCTCTGCCAACTGCGTGAGCGTGGCAAAGTCTGTCGCTGAGAACGTATTCTCAGTGGCATCCTCAACAGCGGTCTTCAACTCGGTGTAGTTCATGTTTTACGCCATCGGCCCGCGAGACATGAAGCCCCGCGTAGCAGCACCGGACCCACGCTGCTTGATCCCGGTGGTCTTCGGACCCGGAGCGGACTCCTTGGAGATGTTGCCCATCACCACGCACAGGTCACGCGGGTTGACCGGGCCTTGCGGGTATGCCTGCTTGGCAGGGGGGAGTTGCTTGATCTTGCCCATGTTTCACCCCGTCTTCTGGTTCATGGCGCGGGACATATTCTTGCCCAGGCGCATACGATCCTCAGAGGTGGGACCGCCCTTCTTGAAGGCTTTCCCGCCCTTGGCGAGCTTGGTCATCGGCTTGCCAACTTCTTGCTTGGCAACCTTGCGCATTGCTTTTTCCATCATCGCTCCTTAGGAAACGGATACTGTGACTGTACCTACTAAACCACTTGGTGCCAAGGCATTTGGCGTCAAGGCGGCATCAAAACTTCTGGACCCACCCACAGGGTTCCAACCCCACTCAATCACCCGGCTACCCCCGCCGAACGAGCCCGTAGCAGTCACACCAGACGAGTACCAAGTGTTCGTGTCAGGCCGAGGATCGCGGATAGCCTGGGGGTCCGAGACTGGGTACATACCCAGTTGTAATTGCGGTTGATCTGGGGTCCAGCATTGAGGACACGCTTTGATCTGTGTTTGCTTGGTTTTGACTACGAGATTCTTGAGCTTTTTGAGGTCAAAACGAAACCCGCAGACATCGCAGTAGCCGAATGCCTTTGCGCCGTTTGCAAAGCGATTGCTCATGAGATGAATTGTTGGCGAGGCACGAACCGCACCGCTGCCTTCTCACGATCTTCTGTAGAAGCCGCCAGCCAGTCCTCATCATATTGCGCCTTCAACACCTGCATCCGCTCCATCGCACCGGGAATCTTCATGGACAGGTAATACGCCAGTCCTGACACCAAAGCGGGGATGAACCTGAACGGTACATCTTGTGTGTACGTCCCGCCCGCACCAGCGTCTTGAATCCTGCGAAGCCGCCAGTAGACAAGCGTGTAGGTCTGAGAATTGTCAGGCGTGGGCCACACCGTGAACTGCGGAGCAGGGCCTTGGCGGTTGATCCAAATTTGGATCGGCCTTGCAGATTGGAGTTTGTTGGGGATGGACGAGTAGGTAGAAACTGAGATGCGCGTGATGGTCAGGTCCGTCTGCGTGGAGACGTTTCCCGCGCCCGTGCGAATCACATGCTCAATCAGATCCACCGTATCGGCGGGCAGCGTGTAGGTGTTTGTGCCAGCGGTCAAGACTTGGGAGCCTTGTTCCACGCACCACATGTTTATGCCGCGATTGGCCCAATCTGCAAATAGCAGATTTAGGCTACGCCGTGCAGTCTTCAAGTCATAACCCGTGCGCAACTCAGCACCGCATCTTTCGAATGCTTCTTCAACGATCTCTGCCAAATCTAAATTAAACGTAGCGGTGCCGGATGTGGTCATGGCTTACCTAAATTTAGCGGTCTTTGCAGCAACCTTGGGAGGCTGTTTGACGAACTGTTTGCCTGCGGCTTTGCCTGCGCGTTTGGCTTTGGTTGTGGCAGCGTACTCTGAAGGTGTAAGAGACTCGATAGCTGCCTTGGGGAGGTAGCGTTCGCCGGTCTTGCTAGAAGGTTTGCCACTTTTGGTTGTCCACTTCTGCGCGGTCCAGTCCTTCAGACTCTGCTGCGGGGCCTTCATACAAACCGGCCTCGCGTTTTGCCTTTGCGCTCACACCCCGCACCACGAACCGTACCACCTGTTTTCATACCGCGTGTTTCGCGTTGCAATTCGGATGCGTATTCTGCGGCTTTCTTTTCGGAGTCTGGCCCAACAGGAAAACTCGTAATAGTTTCAGTGTATGTCCCACCGCCCTTTCGAGGTTTTTCTCTGAGTACGGCATCCGCCTTGGCTTGATTGCCATAAACCCTACCTGACGTATAACGCACATTACGTTCTTTTTCAGCCACGATACCCACCACCTTTCGCCTTGTACTGCTTGGCAAGAAGCTGCGCCTTGCGGGCGCTCCATTCGCCTGCGCCAGTGCCTTGCACCGCTCTGGACTTGATGGACTCAAAAAGACTCTTCCGCATCCCAGGCTTGGTGTAGTTGCCTGCTTCGTTCACCCGTCCACCCTCGGCGTACTCGGCAAAGTCGGTGTTGTCCCTGCGGGCATGGCGTTTCCCGCCCTGAAGGAAGTTGGTGTTGTCACGGCGCTTCTTCAGTTCAGGTCGAATGTCACCCATGCCACGCGAGTTCATCATCTCACACCACCTTACACTTACGCAGGCCGCGCTGTTCGCAGCCACCGCCACGGACAGAGCCGCCTTTGGCGTAGCCCTTTGCCATGCCGCCATGAGCCATAGGAGACATCTTTTCGCGCCGACGCTCCATCAACTGGTCGCGGATCTCGGACGGGATGGTGGCGTCAATCCCCTTCTTGGGGTGACGCTTAGCCAAAGAATCCGTCTCGCGCTTGGCTTCTGCGGCGTTCATCAGCACTTACCCCCGCCCATCATCTTGACCATCTTGCCCTTGGTCTTGCCCTTGGACTCGATGCCGCCGCCTTTGGCGTAGCCTTTAGCGGGCATCTTCTTGGCAGGCATCTTTTCCTTCTTGTCCTTCATCATGAAGGCAGGCATCGGTTTCTTCATCTCGGACTCCTTATGGGCTTTCGGCCCGACAAACTTCTCGGCAACACTACGGGGGATGCCTGTGCCCTTGGGATCTTTCAGTGCCGCGTACATGAGACGCCGCTGAGCTTCGGACTGTACAGGCACTTCAGTTCCCCGGAGGTGCCCT